CGATCTTCACCTTTATTCACCATCCCATAGGACAGAGGAAAAACTGTGTAAAAAACTCGATTGAAAAAATAGCCGAGATAAATTATACCACCGTGCGATATAGTTTATTTTAGAGAGATGCTTTTAAGCATCAGTAGGAGGTAAATCACCTCCATATAGTAATGGGACATTAAGAAAATAAAATAAATTAAAATCAGGTCCCATATTATAATATACAGTAGTGTACGATAAATTAGAATTCTTTCCTGATCCAGCTGGATTAAGGCGTACAAAAAGTCTAAACGAATCAGTATTCGTCTCCACTTCAGATGAGCCTGTTCCAACAGGATTAGTAGGAATCATTCTAAAACGTAAGTACATAGGAATATTTACAGATAAACCAGCCTGTGTTTTCTGGTTAGTAATAGCCATTCCCGCCATCCCAGAATCGATATCATTATCGAGAAAGTGAAGGTTAAAATATGCATCACTAGTGCCAGGCAACACATTATCTTGCCGTGAATAATCAGAGGTAGCCAATGTTTTATGAGAGCGTGCAATACTTATTGAATCAACCATTTCTGGAGAAGCAGCATTTACATGGTAAGTAACACTACCACGCATCCCAACAAACATTGGAGACAACCAAGTATATGCAGTATGTGGGATGTAATTAAATCGGGGCACACCAGTAATATTAGTGGCATGAAAACCCGCTGTGTCAAATCCCGGAAGTAATGGCATTCTTGGTAAAATAGAATTGGAATACTTAAGAAGACTCGTAGAATCACTTTGAAATTGTTGTTTTATATATTCATTCGTTCGATGTAACAAAGGACGTAAAGAAATATGATCTTCACCCATAGTAATAAGTGATATAGCCGAAACTGTTGTTTCAACTTGTATCTGATTAGTATCTAAGGATTCCACAGATGATTGTGGACGCCAAGTCCAATAACGTTTATCAACTTGAATAGGATCATTAAACTTTATATTAGGACACCCCCGTGAAAAAACCAATAGATCAATATTGGCTCCAGCAGCCGGTCCAGTCAATTTGGTAAGAACAGTCACAACTATCTGACCATTTGCACCATACGTTGACGTTAATGTCGTCCCGTCCGTCTTCAAATACTCGGGATCTTCAGGTCGTATTCCATAGTTTCGCAACCATGGATCAGCAGAGCCCCACGGTACCGTAAAAACAAACTCTTCAGACTGAGAAAAATCCCAAATTGCGGAGTGTGTTTCCGTAGGAACATTTCCCGTAGGAGATCCTTTCAAAGGATCCCAAGTGATCAGAACACGTCCAGAATGATATTTTGTCTTATTTGCTACAAAACGAAAAGAGATATCGCCTCTCCAAAATCGGAACATACGCGAAACATGAGACAATGGTGTCTCAAATTGCTTTGTATAAGTTCTTGAATTAATGGTCTCCGACGTTACTCTCATGTGTAACGGCCACACATAAGTGCAAAATAACACATCTCCAATAGAATCAGTTTCAGCAAAATTTGTGGATATCAAATATGACTCACGAGTGACTAGACTCTCAATTGATAATTCATCAGTACCATCTAATCCAACTGTTCGTGAATCAACACACAATTCATTCTTTGGATCAACTGAAAGCTTTTGTACAGGAGTAGATATACTAGGTGAGGCAAAAGCATGAAACGGTTGGTTTTGAACTGGTTGTGAATCAGATATATTAGGAACATTGGTCCAGCCAAAGTAATCAGCCACTTCAGCAATCCCTGAAGCAGCAGTTGCAGTTGCTGTGGCAAATGGGCCAATTACAGGAACAGAACTAACAGTGTTTGCAGCGGATGCTATGGCAGATGCTGTTGATGAAACAACACCCTTTCCATACTCATCTTTGAATCCACCATTAATATCCTTCAAAATAGAGACAACACTAGTATTAGTATCGCCATCATTTCTTGTCTTAATAATTTTTGATCTCATTTTGCCACCACCATTCTTATTTCTGGAAACTCGAGACGCAGCATTAATCTTTTGTGGAGTAGATTGTAGGGCAAGTTCAGAAGTTGCTCCAGAAAGAACAACATCTGATGCCATAGCCCAAACTACAATTTCCACATCGGTTCCTGCTACAGAGTTAGCATTCTTAAGAACAGTAGGACTTGTTATTCGCATCTGACCCATATTTGTAAAATCTGTACCGTTATATATTTTTAGCCAATTTCGAAAGTAAAAGAATGGTAATTCCATATCTCCACCTTGCGAATTTGACGGGTTTATCCAAAAAGAAGGTCGTTGTGAATATAACACATTATTTTGCTCACCTGAGCCCCATGTCGAATCTGAAGGTCCCCAAGTAGGAAGGGGTCGATAGGAAACTAAGCCTCTTCCATGATAAAATGGTGAAGCATTTATTTGAACATGAATCTTAAGTTTACATCTAAGATATGCGAAATTCTCCAGTTTTCGTTTTATAGCAGTATTATTAAAGAATAACGCCCAAGGATTGAAGGTTATATTCAATGAATTTCCTTCAGTCCATGTGATTTCCTTTATTTTAACTGGTCTTTGCAAAAAACTGGCTAAATCTGTATCTGTTGTATTTCCGTCCATAAATGTCTCATCCATAATGTTTGAGGCAGATATAGACGATCCGGGCACTTGATTATGAAAAACTACGTTTTCATTCTTCTCATACTCGGGTTGTAGGCTAACACCTAACAATGATGCATGTTTCGCGGCATCATTCGCGATATTTTCATTACTTGTTTCAGCAGGAGAAAATTTTCAAAACAGTGGCTCTCCCAAGCCAAAAGTCCTGTTACGACATTGTTTTAGGTTCAGCCAAACCTTTCCCTAAATAGGGACTTTGAGGGTTGCTCTGGCGAAGTTCATGTGTGATCCTCACTTTCTACTATAGTAGGCGTAAAAACTGTCGTAGAGAGTAGTAACTATACACACACGGTTGATTTTGGTTTTTCAATAGGACTGCACAACTTTAGCCCGAGGCCCCAATAAGGCGCCTAAAGATTTTTAGAAGCTTCTTGCCAGCGTTCAATTAAATCATCAAACGTTGGAAGAGGTCTCACTAGATATTGATTTAAATTGTGTTTGTCAATCAACTCTTTAAAAAGATCACGCTTAGCATTAAATATTTTTCTTCCATAATTAAAATATTCTTGCAGAGCACTATCTAAAATAGCACACATTTGCACTTCATGTATAACAACCTTACTTCTAACACAAACGGTTAACATCTTTTCTATTGAATCATGGTTTAAGGGACATAGATATTCACCAATATCATGATCCCACCGCCATTTTCTTTTCAAAAATTCGCACTTTCGTATTGGAATATAAGGTACGGATTCTGCTTCCTTATCAGCCATGGTATAAACGATATCACATTTCCCTAGAGTTTCTGATATAGATGTGTGATTAAACCACTTACACCTACTATGAACTCCCATAATATTATCGTCACCATATGTTAATAAAGCTACATTATCACGAAAATCTCTGGCTGAATCCTCTCCAGACAATATAGCATAAGCATATCGCATATACAAGCAATTGACTAAGCCATTTATTATTACAGTCAATGGCCAACCTGAAGGATTAGAGCCATAAAACTCAACTAGATCTCCATTATAATCCGTTAGTGGAAACCGAACATCCGCACTAATGCAATGCACAACACGTAAATCTTCATCTGAATAATTTCCAGAAGCTTTTAAAACGTGTTTAATGACGGAAAATGCGGCATCCATAATTTGGGCACTCATACGTTTATCAAAAGCTTTGAAATCTCCTGCTATCATATTCTTATCACCATATTTAGTAATAAAAGATCGCAGTTGACCCCATTCCTTTGATTGACATACAGTACCTGGACATGATTCAAATATATACTTATTGTTTTGTACTAAACGCACAAATGATAACAAATACATTCGAACTACAATTGAAAAATCTACTGGAGCAGAGGAAAAAACACGTGTTTTTCCTCTCTCCCTCTTAGAAAGAGAGACAGCTTCATCCTTCAAGCAAGCGTTATAAATAGGGTAAGCTCTTTTACCAAGAGCATAAGTTTCTAGGATTTTATCAATCCTTCTATTGATTTCATCATTAAATTCTACAGGATCAGGGTGTAACTCTGTTGCTGGCAATTTACGTAGAAAATTCGTCTTGGGTTTCCTGTAAGGTAGACCCATAGATGAGTTTCTATTTATGCCATCAACATATGCAACACCTGGCATCCCGTTTATTGCAGTATGGCGATCATATTTATGAACAGTATTCAATTCATCAAGAGATAAATTTGACATTATATCCAAAATAAAATCTTCCGTAACAATATCAATTATACCTTGATCCATATCCAAAATAGGATTAACTAAATCTAATGCTGCAATCCTCCATGGACGCCAGCCCCGCATTAAGGGAGCTGTATGATTTAATTTATATCCTTCTTTCAAAAAATCTTCACAAAGCATAGTTTTCTTTACTGTCGATTTAGGAGCTGGTCTATAACCCTGAAACGATCCATAAACACTTGCTGAACCTTGTTCAATAAAACGAAAAACACTCTTATCATGTAATTCACCTAATTCACGTTCTACAGATTCAGAACAAATACTTATTTCATTTATTTCAACAGTTGGTTCAAAATTCTCAACTAAACTTTCCAAATAATATAAGGGCACTTTCGTACACCCTATAACATTATTAGTTCTAGCACCCAAACTATGAATACCAGCTATTGCAGGCCCTTGTGGAGTTGTTACCAACAATGGTGTTCCACAATAACCATCAAATGTGTGTTTTTCAGAAGTACCATTCCATACCTCAACAGTAAATTTATTTTGTACATTAATTACACCACCATGTGACACCATGGAAACAGGATTTCTTGAATATACACCATTCTCATCTAATTCTATATATTCCCCTTTCATTACAGCTCTAAAACCGTTAGGAAGAAAATATTTAACAATGTTTCGACGAGGAGGAAGACAAGGTATTTTGATTACTGCTAAATCATGTTTAAAATCTCTATATATTTGAGTCTGTGACATTTTTATTGACATATTACGATTTACACCAGAAACTCTCGAATTCTGAAATATATTCAATTCGAAGTCATCGTATAATAGACAATGATTGTTTGCTAAGTAATATTGATCTGTTATACACAACATACGACATCTTATTTTGCTATCCTTAAATAGCAATTCACAACATATCATATTTTCTTCAACTTTCTTAGCCAAAACAACTTCCTGACCATTCATAGCGCGACTGGAATCGCTTATGTGGATAGGTGCCAAATCAACATGAGGATTGTGCCACACATTTGTTCGCTCATTGTCCTTAGGCGCTGGCGGATAAAATGTTGAGGCCTCCTCAAAACGTTGTGATCTATAATCAATAATTTTATCATTTTTCCCAAATATGTATGAAACTAACTTGGCTCCCATATAGAGAGCCACAGCTCCAGAAACAGCAGAAGCTAGATTAACTAAAATAGAATTATCTCCTATCTCCATTCTCACTCTTTCACCCAAACGTTCCCAATATTCTCTACTATTTGTAAGACAAGAAGATGGATCGTCATAAAATTTCTTTAGTGAAACACACCATTGAAAAGACTGACGCATACTCCTCAAGTAATTACAAACAGTAAAATAACAATCAGTAGCAAAATATATCCATATATATACTACAAACCATAAATGATACCATTTACCATTTAACGGAATATTGAGAGCCTGAGGCTGATCTAACTGCGTTGTACATAATTTAATAGGAATATTACAACACTTACATAGATTCATATTATGAATCTTATCTACGGAATATGAAACTTGTTCTTGACTGATCCAATGAGCATCAATTGTTTCATTATACCAAAGTAAGAAATCCTTTAAATCAGCATCTTTCAAAATTTCTTTATAGGATGCATTCTGTTTTCCATTACATATTGGTTGAGGAATAACCTTTTCAACAGTGAATGTCCAGAAATCTGGTAATTCATTCTGTTCATGATGCTTCCTTACTTTCTCACTATCAAGCATAGTATTGGAGCAAAATTCAGGTTTAACCTTTGGAGTTATTACATATGGAAAACGCCGTTGTGCGGCGGAAGGATGCGCAAAATATGCGTAAGCATTCAAATCCTTAACATTAGTTGTTGCAATAACAAATTCAGATTTAAAAGGTGTTTTTCCCTTTCTCCCCAGATCAGCTTGATCTGGACAAAAGGGGACCTGATTTACTATTTGCAAAAACTCAGTAACTGAAGCATCACCTTGTCCAGCTGTACGTGGATCACGAAATCCAACATCATCCAAAATACAACACCATTGGGAAGGCATATAACCATCCCAAAAATTGGCGTTTGCATTTCGAGTATATTTAAATCTACCATCGATAGGCAAATTTCGTTTTTTACCATACATAGAAAACATGATCTCTATCAAAGTAGATTTGCCAATACCAGAATCACCATGAAGTAAAATGGAGAAAGGGGCTTTTCGTGGTAAACGGGCATTTGATAGAGTTTCTATCTCTGTGCACATGGTTTTTAAAGGTTGTAATTGCAAAAGAACTGCCTTCTTATCCCAAGAGGATAAATTAACAGCATGCTTGTATATGGAATCTCCCTTTGCTATAGTTTCAATGAGTGTATCATAAAATTTAGAAAAGGAGAACCCAAAAGCCTCACAATCATCTAATTTGGCATAATTATCCTTCAGCCATGAACAATCATCGTAAAACTGAGTGTATTTTGTCCCAGAATGATATAAAGGCTCAAAAGAACCTGTTTTATACATCTGATATCCAGTTTCACATAGGAAAACTAAAGTATCAGCAATTTGTTCAAAAAAACCTAACTGCGAGCTATGTGCTCTCCGCAAGGCCTCACTTTCAGTTTTACAAAAATTTAAAGATTCAAAATTAATACCAAGACCATCAAGAACATTACGTGACAAACAATACAATAAAACATTGTATATCTTTGTAAATAATGGTGATTTCTTAAGGAACTGATAATGATCTAAAAAATCTCTAGGTGCCTGAAAAGGAGAAGAAGTACTACTCTGGAGAACATTCTTCTCGTTAGAGAAGAAAGAATCCAAAACACCTCTAAATTGTTGCTGAAAAACACTCATGTAATATTTAATTGCACTCGTATTGGGTCCCAATCTACATTTAAAGTAGGTTAAGACAGCAACAATAATTTTATAAGAATTTTCTGCAGTATATAAATTATATACTAATAATAGAATATCCTCTAGTTGGCTCAAAGCCCAATCACTGGTAAAAGTTTTGTAATTAGTTTTACCAACAATAGATTGTAAAGTAGTTAAACCACATCGCTCATACCACGATTTAACAGTCTCTTGAGACTGCATTTTCCACTGTAAATTTTCACACACAGGTATAGTGGACAGTGGATCCACATCAACAAAATGTTGCATTTCGTTGTCCATGTGTAAGTACACCTTAGACGGCTGATTAATTTCGTTATTTTGATTTGAATTCATAATTGTATACAAAATTAAAAAGAACATCCAAAGCCAATAGAACTAAATCTTAAGCAAAGACAAGCTCTATAGATAAATATAATCACGCAACCAGAGTGTACTACGCTCTATAATGGCTTTTACGAATCATGTTGTACGATTCTCGTTCCACGGGCGGTTTGATACAAGTTTAAGCATATTCAGTGAGAAATCTAAGGTCAATTGTCTCACAAAATGAATATGAAAAACACATTTTTCCCATTTGCATTCATAGATCTAGGGGAATCTACTCGCAAGTAGGGTACTCGATGGATTTACACATTAGACCTCAAGGAGAGAAGCCGGATTAACTCTCCTATACCGCTTCGGCTATGATAATATCTAACTATAAAATCTTATTAAAATATCCAGTCTTTTGGACTAAGGAATAGCAAAGATTTAACGTGGATAGCAACACGTTTCCAGTGTTTAACTGTATTGGAAAAATATACAGGATCTAAATATTCAATCACCTGCGAACATTTAAAAGACAGGTAGAAATTTTTTGATGGAAGTGAAAAGAAGAATCCATTAAAAAATGAAAGACTTTTTCCAAATCCAATTTCTGGAAAAGGTTCAAGCACAATTTTATACAGTTCGCTTAAATAACTGTAGACTATATTTAAACTCCACAGTCCAAGGAGTATATACTGAATTTTTATTAAAACTCTTTCAGTAAAGAGCTAAGAAATATAGTGGGATTCTGAAACTTATGAAAAGGATCTCCACTTGTCTGTAATATGCAGTATTCTTACTCACACATATCCAACAACAAGCAAGATTTGACAAATAGAACAGGACGTCAATCGAACATGCTAAATTCGGTTTGGTATCAAATTGGACAACATTTATAAAAACATTATCAGAAAATGATCAATTCAGTTTCTATCACAATCATAGTGTAAGTAAGTACCAGATACAGGAGACACACGTTATCGTGCAATAACTTGTACTGTTTCATATACTTTCCAAAATACTATGTATGGGATTCCGTTAGGAATCCC